GATGCCTTATTAATTAACGTCTGTAACTGTAATCGTTTTTTATCTAAGACTAATTGTTTCTTTAGTTCGTTAGTCTTTTTTGTTTCTGCTTTGGATTGTAGGTTAGATACTCTACCTACCTTCTTATCTAAATCTTTTAAACCCTTTTCTACTTCACTGGAGTCAAACCCCAGCTTCATAAAGAAGTCACGAATCGGGATACTATTCTTTGCCATAATTAATCCTCTTAATTATTTGGATTTTGTTTGGCTTGCATTTTAGCTTCAAACTCAGCATCTTTTTGAGCTGCGTCTTTTAACATCTGCATTGCATCCAGACTTTCTTTGTAGTCTAGTAGTTCACCCAGATTAAACTTATGTTTTAATTCGGGAAGACTATGTTTGTTTTCTGGGTGATAATAAATGTTGAAGAAGAACCACTCTGAAGCTTTAATAGAACATTCTTCCTCAATCTTCTTAGTGGCTAGTCCTGAGTGTCTTCCGACTGGGACATCACCGGAGCCACCATTCCCATTAGATCCTTGGCTGCTGACTCCCAGCCTTCCTCGAAAAAACTTGAGAAGTTTTCCGTCAAAGCAAACTTAACTACTTTTAACCATGTGCCGTAGTTAGCTGAGAAGTGTTCTTTAAAATCAACCAATTCACCATCAACTGTTAAACCTTCAAGTAGTGTCAGCGATAATGCTTTCAATGTACCGGGGTCTTTAGATAGTTGAGCGGATAAATGGAGCATGGCTTCTGAGAATGTAGTAGGAGCACCGTCCATGATTGGGTCATGTCTGAATGAATCTAAACCCGTACCAATAGAAGGTAGAAGTTTGTTCATTAAGAACTCCCATGTGTCTAATCCAGATTCAGCATCAAGAGGTTCAACCTTGTATACTTTATCTTTAATAGTGATGGTGTGTTTTGCATTCTCAGTTTTAAATTCATTAACTTTATTTTGAATAAAGTCTTGTGGGCTTGCCATTTATATTCCTCCGAAAGAGGGCTTACACCCTCTCGATATTAATTATGATTAGAAATTCAATCCTGAACGTGCATCTGCCAATTGACCAGCAAGATCATCAGGTAAACCTATAGTCAATAAGTCAGGGACAAAGAATTCAAAATCAACAGTACCAGTGTCACCACCAAAAGTCAGATCACCCATGTTCTGTAAGATAGCTTGAGGTGCCAATACAACTACTGCGCCGCTTTCATCTACAATATCTAAAGGTAGAATGTCACCAGCGATACCAGCAGCAGCCATACCTGTGTATAGTGACTGTAATACTTTGGCGGTATCGGACTCAGGGAACAGGCTGATAGTGATTGTACCACTCAAATCAGGGCTAACCGCCAGAGAGTGAGTACCATCCAAACCTGCGCGAGTAGAAGTGCGTGGTGTTGAACGAGAAACAGTCAGGAAAGCATCATCAGCTTTACCTGCTGAGATGTCTACGTTGGCCCAAGAAATGATTACTTTACGGGCACTATATGCTGAATGTGTACCAGCCATTTATTAAACTCCTTGGTCTACTAAGTCGCCATCAATAACAACACGAACAATGGCACCAGATAAGTCTGCGTCAAAAGACATACCAGACATAGTACGTGTACCTGCATCAATAGTTACGTTATCAATGTTAATTTCAAAACCGTTAATTGCATTAGAAGCAACAAACGGGTTAAGTGCTTTGGTTAGTGCTCCACGTACCAGAGAAATACCTACAGCATTACCTTGTACTTTACCACCACCTTGGTTTGCCAGTAGTGCAATTTGATTCTCACGAACACGGGCCACCATGCAGTCCAATGTGCGGCGGTTATCAATCCAAGTAGTAAAGGTTTGACCACCTTCTACTCGATTACCTGCCAAGGTGGAACGAACATAATTAACCTTACGGTCATCCAAGTTCTTCTGCTCAGTACCGGTCAGTGCATTACCTTTACCATTCAAAGCAAGAGGTACACCCTCTAATGCAACCTGTGCCCATACAACAGCTCGTTGATCTGGAGAATATGGAGCATTAACACCTACATAATTACACTCACGGAATTTAGTGTCTGCATCGTGTGACCAGAAACCAAATGTACGAGAGAATGCGGATGTCATCAGTTGACCTAAAATGTCAGTAGATGCTGCACTATAAGCAGTAGCGATTGAATCATTCTCTTGCGTGGATACTGCGTACAGTTTTTCAGTAGCTTGAACAGCAGCAGCCATAGCAAGTACGAAAGTTTCTGAATGGTCATCAGCAGTTACGAAGTAGAAATCATTATCTTCTTCAGAACATTCCTGCAATACCGAAGCTGCCGTTTCACTGGTAGTGAAAGACTGACTCAGGTTATTAACATCAGAAACACTGAATACATCATTTACGGTGTCAGTGGTGATAGTTAAAGTGGTTGACGCACCAGTACCAGTTTTAGTGGTATTAACGTGGGCTGATACATCTGCGTCTGCATCAATAGCAGCTTTCAGTGCGTCAACGACATCTTCTTCTGTACTGGCTGCACCAGCAGTGAATGTAGCAGTTACCGCATCACCGTCATTAACAGTAACAGTAACAGAATGTACGCTACCGTCAGCAACACCAGTCGGTGTAAGAACTACGTCTGCTTCACGACGACCAATTTTAATTTGTGCAACACTAGGAGTACTTGAGAAGAATCCTGTTGCGGCAATATAGGCATTAGATGAAGTGTCAAAATCTTCACCTACTGCTGTTAGAGAAGTATAAGTGCGTACTCGTTCTGGAAAAGCTCGATGTGAGCTAATGAAGATAGGAGTACCAAAGCCTGCGCGACTGACGGTGGCAGTACGTAAGGCAATGTTTACAGTTGAGATTGGCGTTGCCATCTATTGCTCCCTTATGGGTTGGTTGGAATATTAATGTCTTCTGAGGTACCTGAAGGATCATTCAAGGTACCATCGATGTCTGTGTTCTCTACTGGGAAGGAATTTTCATCAACGTCAGTGTCGATAATTCCTAATGTGAGAATAAAGCTGTTAAACTCTTGAAGGCGGTCTGCAAGAGGGTCAGGAGTGGCTGTTATGGGGCTTGTAGCCACGATAGAGGCGTTTATTCCTTCATTGAATAGGTTGGTACTACTGAAGAAGGAAAGAGCCTTATTTAGCCTCTGCGTAAGCTCGTATGACTCCTGTGAGTCTGCCCTAACACTAAGTTCAAAAGTTATATGCTTGAATGTCTCATAGACTACATAACCCTGATCGTTCAGGTATCTGTTAGTTAGATAAGAGTTAGCATCTGTTATAGCCAGAATATCCATCGTAGCGAAAGGAAACTGAAGTCTTGCTCCATTTTCCCTTGCCTTAACGATTGCTGGTTTTCCTCCGATTTGAGATAAGTCATTTCCAATTGTGTTGGATATAAACTCTCTGACTTTTGTATACAAATCGTTTGTATTTATCATGCACCACCTTCTTCTCTTTTAACGAGAATGGCTTTGTAATGGATCATGCTAGGAAACATTGATGTCGTTGCCCAATCACCATTATCGTACACCTCAAACACTTGACCCCCAATTACACAGGAATCTGCTTGAGTCTGTTGATGAGGGTCTGCATTATTCAACTTTGTTCTTGTGTAAAACCTACGGAAGTCTTTAGTCTTCCTTCCCTCTAGACCGATCTCTTGCATATCTCCGAGTCTAAAAGGTTGCAAAGAACCTTGTGTGGTGAACTCAGTACCAACTCCTGTCGTAATACTACCTGAGTCATCCAATACTTGTTCACCATAGCGAGTGAAGGTTAAGGTTGTGTCATTCATTAATGATGTCATTTCTTAACACTCCTATTTTTAGTTGTGCGGTATCCTAAGTTATCCCTAAGCTCTCCAGTATCAATGTAAGGTTCGTTACGACCCTTCTTAGCGATAGTTTCAGGACTATTAGCTTGAAGTGGTGGAGATTTACCCATGGCATCTTTGAGTAACTGCCGATAGTGTTCTCCAATACTAACAAGCATGTCTTCTGAAACATCTTTCTGCATTAAGTTA